TGGAATAAAGTTGGAACAATTGGTGAGTCATGTGGTCTTGAATGGGCAGGTCGTTGGAAGAAGTTTAAGGAAACTGCTCATTTTCAATATACCGGAGGTCTTACATTAACCGATCTTCAAAATGGTAAAACTATTTCGTAATAGTGTTGTACTTTAATTGTGAAGTGATATATAATGATTTGTTATGAAAACTTTTATACACCATGATTTTCCCAAGCTTGAAAGAATTGATTCAAATGAGGCTAGATTGTATCAAACTCAATCTGGCCTCAATTATCCTTCGGTTACGTCAGTTCTTTCGATTTTAAACAAGCAGCATATCGCTGCTTGGCGTGCTAGAGTAGGTGAAGAAGAAGCGAATAGAATCTCGTCAAGAGCTTCTAGTCGTGGTACTAGTATGCACTCTCTTTGTGAAGAGTATTTGTTAACTGGACAAGAACCAGTTATGGAATCTGAGATTCCTTTTTTGAAAAAGCCTGGGGCTGAGATGTTCAAATCTATTCAAGAACATCTAGATAAGATTGATATGATTCATGCATTAGAATCATCATTATATTCCAACCATCTTAAGGTGGCTGGTACTGTTGATTGCATTGGTGAATATGAAGGTCGTCTTTCTGTCATTGACTTTAAGACTTCGTCGCGTATGAAGTCGCGTGATGATATTCACTCTTATTTTTATCAAACTTCTGCTTATGCCGTGGCATTTGAAGAACTAACTGGAATTCCGGTTGATCGACTTGTCATTATTATGGCTGTTGAAGATGAAGCTCCTTTGATCTTTAAAGAAAAACGTGATGATTGGATTGGTGGGTTTATTCAAACCCGAAAGGAGTTTCATATCAAAACCGGGTATTAAACTTGGAGGAAGTATGAAAAAACTATTAATTGTACTTATAGGAATGATATTTTGTTTTCCTGTACATGCAAAAAAAGAAATACTAATTAATTTTTACGATTTAACCCCAGAAACAAAACGTCAAGTTGAATGTCTTGCAAAAAATGTATATTATGAAGCAGGAGCAGAGTCACCCGAAGGCCAAGCAGCAATTGCATTTGTTACACTAAATAGAGTTAAATTAGGATTTGGCCCAGATATTTGTTCTGTTGTTCAAGCAAAAGTTAAGTCAATTTGTCAATTTTCTTGGTGGTGTGAGACAAAACGAGCAATTAACTATAAGAAATTCGAGGCTTCAAGTGATATTGCACTTCAAGTGTATCTTAATTATGAATTAATGTATGATATTACTCATGGTTCAACACATTTTCACAATACAACAATTAATCCTAATTGGAAAGATTTAAAGCGTACTGTTAAAATTGGTAATCATATTTTCTACAAACTAAAGAAAGATCCTAATGCTAAAGAAATTGAATATTCTGTTAAACAACACAAACGACCCGTCACAGAACTCGTTTATGTTACTAATGGAGGATATTTCACTCCAGTCGTGCAAGCCAGTAATTGAATGGATTATTGAGGCTAATCTAGTAGAAGAACGCCCACAAGCTTTGAATTTAATGATTTGTTCGCCGGGTGGTGATCTTGCCGCGGCATTTGCGGTTATTGATGTGATTCGTGGATCAACTATTCCAGTTCAAACTATTGGACTTGGTGAAATTGCATCGGCAGGTCTTTTGATTTTCTTAGCTGGTGAAAAGGGTAAACGAGTACTTACACCAAATACTAGTATTCTAAGTCACCAATACGCTTGGGGTGCGGTAGGTAAGCACCATGAACTTGTCGCCGCCGCAAAAGAATATACTAATATTGATTCACGTCTTATTAATCATTATAAGAAAACAACTAATCTTGATGAAAAGCGTATTCGTGAAATTCTTTTACCACCCCAAGATATTTGGTTAACTGCAAAAGAAGCAAAAGAATACGGTGTTTGTGATATTATTAAAGATCTTAAGTGAGGATTTATGGAAACGATTGAAATTAAAAAGGTTCAAAACGGGTTTCATGTTATTATTAAGGATGAAACTGAATTTGAAGAAAAAGAATATGTTTTTGCAAAAGAAGCACAAGTTATTCGATTTCTAAGAGAACAGTTTAAAGAGGAATAAATAATGAATTATACTATGCATTATAATTGGTCTCAGTTTGAACATGTTTATCGTGAAAATGATTTATTTAGATTAGGTCGACGTGATGAAGTCCTAATTGATGAATATGCAGATCATTTAATTAATGAAGTATATAACTCTGATGATTTGCGCGAAATTGCATATGAATATCTTGTTAATGCAATGTTTGAATTTTCAAATGAAAAGCTAGTAAAAGAAGTAAAGGAATTTGCTCCACACTTACTAAGACACGAGGGACACACATGAAAAGAGAAGACATTTTATTAGACTTAGCTGAACGATTATGCAATGAAGTAAAAGATTTCCCGGTTTGGGTTGACGATGAACCAATTTGTTTAGTTGCATCCGAAGGCTTTATTGAAAATAATTCGCCAAATCGAAGATATTGGGATTTAATGAATTAAGCTGTTTACATTTAAAATGTAATATTGTATAATCAGTATTATCACTTTAAAACTTAAAATGATTATTCATCAACATATCCCAAAAAGAAAGCGTAAAATTACCGCCAAGGCAAAGCAAGAAAAGGCAAAATGGGAAGCTTTGCTTAAAAAGCATAAAGTAGATCTTAATGCTAAGGCTATACCTATGACAAAAATTCCGGAATACAGAATTCCAGCAAATAGATCTACAAGCCATATCCCGTCGGTTGATTCGTGGAACGGTTCAACCGCAAAGAAAGAAACTATTCAATATACCGGAGATGCTATGCTAGGCATTTCAACACTACACAAGTCAAATGCCGTTCCAATCTTTAATAAGGATGAAGCCAAAGCCGTCTCAAAAATGAGGCGCTGATGGTTATTATTTTTTATGTGTTTCTTGTAACTAATACAGGAAACTATACTGTGCCGGTTGAACACTTTAGTAAATTTGAACACTGTGAAGCATATATGCACAAAAATCATAAATTATTTAAGAATAAACTAGAACATATAGAAACTGTTGCTTTTAAAGGTTCTGGGTGTAAAAAACAGTAATGGCAATTCAATTTAATTATATGGATTATAGGGATGAACTTGATGATCCTTATTTAAAAGATTTAATAGATGAGTTGCAAGATGTAAAAAATAGTCAAACAGATGTAATATCAATTGCAAAAGTTCTTTATCAAAAGCGGCGTAATGGTATTGATTATACCAAAGAGCTAGATCGACTAATTTACGAATTAATTGGAAGACAGTAATGAAAGTATATTTTTCTAAGTATCGCAACCATTGGGTGTCACCATATACGATTTGTGAAAAGCTTTGTTGGTGGCGTGAAATTGACTATGATGAACCTTGGGTAAAAAAGGCAAATCAAATCCTTAATCCTATTTGTGTTGGTCTACAGAAGATTTTAGATTTTATTCATCCCAAAATTCGTTATGTAAAGATTGATCGGTGGGACACTTGGAATATGAATAGTCAATTGACTTCTATTATTCTACCAATGCTTAAGCAAATCCAAGAGACTAAGCAAGGATCTCCATATGTAGCAAATGAAGATGTACCAGAACATCTTCGTTCAATTACATCATCTTCAAAAGATAAATGGGACACTGATGATCTTTGGCACGATCGATGGACTTGGGTACTAGATCAGATGATTTGGAGTTTTGAACAACTTGATTCAGATTGGGAAGCTCAGTTTCATTCAGGTGAACATGATTATTATTATGAAAAGACTGGAGAAACTTCATTTAATTCCATCACTAATAAAATGGAAGGGGTTAGTGTAATGAAACATGGTCCTAATCATACCGCAAAGTTTGACTTAGAAGGATATCGAGCACATAGTGAAAAAATTGATGTTGGACTAAGACTTTTTGGAAAATATTTTCGATCTTTATGGTCCTAGCATATGTACATTAATTGCAAATAAGGATATAATTACTCTACAGTCAAACAAAAGGAGTAGTTATGAATTCGGTTCGTAATAAGCGTAAGTATATGATCCGTGTTTTCATGCCTAATGGTAAGATGACTCTTGATGTCTTTCCCAATAAGGATGATGCCGAAGCAATGGTTCAAATCATCAACTTTTCGCGTAAGACTACAGGTTGCTGGGCTCGGTTTGAAGGAGTTGCAAAGTGAGCCGCGATGACATTATCCGTATGGCGCGGGAGGCGGGGTATGGAGAAGCGATGGTGGATTTACACTTACCCGCACTTATCCGCTTTGCCGAACTGGTCGCCGCTGCCGAGCGTGAGGCATGTTGTGCAATTGTTTATGGACAGTGCGAATCAGATAACGTAGCACAACGTACTGTAGATGCTATCCGAGCAAGAGGCAAGTAATGAGTCGCTATCACTATTGGATGGACAATAGGTACCCTCGATTGCTAAAGTTCATTGATCAGTTTACTCTTGTAGAGTGGGCTTTTGTAATTGTTATAACATTTAATTTAATTTTAGGTTAATTATATGAGTCTTATTGGATTGATTGTTTTGTGTATTGTAATTGGTATTTTTATTGGTAAACTTAAATAAAGGAAAAGAAATAATGAGTAAAGAAAAGATTTGGGTTGATCCTCCGAGTGGTTGGACATATGGTTTTCCAAAGCTATGGGATCAAGAAGGTTGTTGTACACAATGGCTTGTTGATAATGGTTATCCTCAATCTGAAATTGATAAGCTAAATGATAGTTTTTATTGTCGCATGTGGGTTGCTACTGGAACTGAAGAACTAACTTAATATTACTTGGTGATACATGAAAGCCGAAATTAAAATGGTAATCGATATTCCAGAAGATTTTGATTACCTTGAAGGTGGAGTAGAAGATTCTGCATGGATTGCAATTAAGCATTTTGCGGAATTGCAACACCGTGAAAAGGCTAAAGCCGAAAGTTCAAATGCCGAACTTTCATTTTACCATGAGATGTGGGCAAATGTCATTCGTAATGCAAGTTGGTCTTATAAAGAAGCATAAAATGAATACTGAACTAATTGAAAAGCACCAAGAATTAATTATTAAGCGTATGCGTCTAGATCGTTTCTTTTCTGATTTTCTTTCTGAAAACGAACTAGATGATACTGATACAAATACTCAAGAATGGAAGATGTACAAAAATAAGATTAAAGAATATAATGATCTATCTTATTCAATTAAATCAACTGAATATAAGTTAAAGAATAACCGATGATTACCGAAAATAATATTTTTAAAAATTCAAATGAATTTTCTCTTCATATTGAAAAGATTGTTCTAACAACTAAATTGACTCACATGGAAGCAATTCTTAAGTATTGTGAAGATAATCTACTTGAACCTGACGAAATCTCTAAGATGATAAATAAATCTCTTAAAGAAAAGATTGCATGCAATATGCGAGAACTGAATTTCTTGCCAAAAAAATCTACTATTGATCTATAAGATATATCATGGATGGCTTTAAAGCTTATCGATTTTATCTTGCACTTAAGCTTCACTTTACTACTGAAAAGTATAATGTGTTTGAATCAAAAGGTGCGGTAAAGGCTTCACGCGATAAATTCAATCTTAGGAACGACCATTATATTTTCGAAAAGTTTAGTAGAAAGTTTAATACCGATAAAGATTTGATTCAATTTATGGCTTGTAATTTTATTTACGGTAATCAAAACTTTATCTATTCAGGCTCTGAAGCAGAAGATAATCATGTTGAATGGCAACGCCGTAAACAATCAATTACTAAAATTTTATTTGATGATTGTTCGACTATCTTAAATCAAGTAGAAGAACATGATTTAAATGGAAAAGACGTTTTTTATTGTACAAAAAATAATATTCCATATATAATTAACTTGTATATGGCAAAAAAGATTTGTATTGAGTCAATTCGAATTCTTGATGACTTTATACATTTTATTCCAGAATGGAGATCACATACGAATATGAATCTTCTTTTTGGTGATGATATTCGACGCATTGAAAAGTCGATTGGTTTTATCAAATATCGTAATGAAAAGGTTATTCCTATTATTTCTAATCTTCAAAGGGAGTTGTTGTTAAATCAAAATGGGTAATACATATCGCAAGCAAAGTCGTCGGTTTGACGATGATCAACAAAGCAGTAGAAGTGGTAAACACAGTCACACAAATAATCGCCGTCATGGAGGTATTCCAATTATTAATGAGTATGATGATTGGAAAGACGAAGATTTTGATGAATTGATTGATGATATGTTTAATTCTATTGATGAAGAAGAAAATTAGAAATATACCGCAAATATACTACGCTAATACTACGTTTATACAAGGAAAATACAAATGGATCTAAATACACTACGCAAGATGCGCAACTCCGACTTTTCAAAGATTGCTCAAGAATTTGAAAAGACCGCAAATCCACAGCAAACTCAATCATACGAAGATACCCGCTTCTGGAAGCCAGAACGTGATAAGGCTGGTAATGCCCAAGCCACAATCCGATTCCTTCCTCGAACTGAAGGCGATGAACTTCCATGGGTAAAGATCTTTTCGCATGGTTTTCAAGGCCCGAGTGGAAAGTGGTATATTGAAAACTCACTTACTACTCTTGGCCAGGAAGATCCGGTTTCTTCCGTAAATTCCAAGCTTTGGAACTCAGGTTCTGAAGCAAATAAGGATCTTGCACGTAAGCAAAAGCGTCGCCTTCATTATATTTCAAATATCCTAGTTGTATCTGATCCTAAGCATCCTGAGAATGAAGGTCAAGTGTTGAATTAATAGCACCCTTATACGGCGACGTATATTGAAAACTGAGTGAATTGCTGGAAACCCTTGTTAGGTAGTTCTACTAAAACCATTTGAATAGTTGAACTTCACTTTCATATAAATAATATATTATATCTCACAATGTAATATATTATGTCTGAAGGTAAAGTAATTTGTTTAATAGATAACACTGAACATAAAAGTCAAATAAGTTTAGCTAGGTATATTAAAAAACTTGGAATTTTATATAAAGATTATTATGATGAGTATCTTGCAAAAGATGGTGATGGTATCTGCAAAAATTGCGGAAAACCAACCAAATTTTCAAAGTGCACTTATGCTAAGTTCTGCTCTGTAGATTGTTCTGGTTCATTTAATGGTAAAATAAATATAAAGAATACACAGACACCAGAATGCCATAAAAAGATATCTGAATCTTGGCATTCTAGTCATGGACCGGATTGGCTAATTAAACGCAATAACACCATTTTAAATAGATTTGGTATTTCTGAAAAAGAACATGCTAAAATAAAATGGGAGCGCAGAATGTCAGCAATGACTGATGAAGAATTAGACGATTTTAAGCAAAAATGCATTTTGGCTCAACATGGTAGTTCTTTGAAATACAAAGATTATATACTATTTGATGAAGTCGTAAATGTTCAGGGTTATGAGCCATATGTATTAGATATACTGCAAAAATATTTCAATAAAGGTGAAATATGTGTAGAAAGATCAAGATACAATATGATCAAATATGTGGATATAACTGGTAAAACTAGAAGATATTTTCCGGATGTTGTATTGCCAAATAAAATTTTAATAGAAGTGAAATCGCCTTATACATTTAGGAATAATGCAAATACTACTTTATTAAAAATGGCAGCATCATATAACAACGGTTATAAACCAATTTTAGTAGTTATTGATACAAAAGACAAATGTCAGATGGAAATGTTTGAAAAAGAACTAATAGAGGCAATCAGCAGCGAAGCCTGGAACTATACAGGAACGTTCAACGACTATCCGTTTATCGGAGTAGGCTATAAGCAAATGATAGCCGAAGTGCTCAGGGACTGCAAAAGCAGTTCATGATATAGTCTGTTCTTTACTGAGAAGTAAAGCTGCGAAAGCGGAATTGGCATTGCGAACCAATTCGAACATAAAAGTTTTATTCAAGTTTGGTAAGAAGATCTTTGATAAGATTATGGATAAGGCACGTCCAACTTTTGAAGACGAAGAACCAGTTAACGTCTTTGATTACTGGGAAGGCGCTAATTTCAAGCTTCGTATGAAGACAGTTGAAGGTTATCCTAATTATGACCAATCAACCTTTGCTGAACCAAGTGCAATTGCAGATGATGATGAAGAAATTCTAGCCATCGCTAAGCAACAACATAAGCTATCAGAGTTTCTTGATGCTAAGAACTTTAAGTCATATGATGAACTAAAGAAGAAGCTTGATATGGTTCTAAATGGTGACTTTGTTGGTATGACAGCAGAAGAAATTGCAGAACAAGAAGATCGTCCAGTGATGGAAGCTCCTCAACCCGCTGCTAAGCCACCAGTTAAGGTTGCTAGTAAGCCAGCTAAGGAACCTTCAGTAACTGACGATGATGATGACGTTTTATCATACTTCCAGTCTTTGACTGAAGACTAAGATCTTAGTTTGACCGAAACAGGCCAGAACTTTTTTGTTCTGGCCTGTTTACTTTTAATAGACTGTTTGATATAATTATTCTAATGAATAAGGAAACAAACATGAACAAAATCGAACAAGCCGTTGCTCCATTAAAAAATGATGCAATCAAACGTGCTGAAGAAAAAGGCCAAGCAATGATTGCAAATCATCTTGAAAATCTAGAAAAAGCAGGTTGGGATTTGAATGTTGTTGCCCCACGGCCGCATACTATGATGGATCGCAAGTCCTATAAAGAAAAGATGGCATTACATAATATGATTCGCCAATTGACTTCTTCAAATACCCCAACTCGTCGAATAAACGATCCTGATATTCGAATTCGGAATCGTCAAGCTGAACAGCGTCTTCTTGATCAAATTAAACAAGACGCAGCTTTTGAATATGACAAGTTTGTCGCAAAGCTTGTTAAAAAGATTGGTGATGTTGATAATGCAACTCTTACCGGAAATCACGTTTGGGGTTATTCACTTCTGACTGTGAAGAAAGGTGATCAAACAGAAAATTGGAGAACTCAACAAATTATCAATGTTTCAGTTCTTGGTAAAGTCTTCAGCCAGTGGCCTACTCGCCAAGTTAAGTAAAAGGTAAATATATTATGCAAACTCAATATGATGCTCGTCAGCTAATTACTCGATCGATTATTGGTGACTATATTGCAAATGGTGTGACTCGTCAACACATTATCGATTCAGGTTATTGCCTTGATGCTCCAGATCGTTTTCCTTCTGGTTCTGTGTTTTTTGGCAAGTATAGCAATTGTCCTGTTATACTTACTGTTTCTCGCGAACGTTAAGCAAAACGCGATCTGTTAAAAGACATTAAACTCGAATCAGTATTTCTAATTGGAGTTTTAATAATAGCATTTTGTGAACTATTATTTACTTGAGTTGGTGCGCTGACAATTGTTGGTGCGGCTGATACTACATTTGTATTCATTTCAGCAGCTCTATTTTCCATTGATTTATTATAAATTGTTGCACTTGGTGTAGTGAGTGATTGTAATCTTGTATCAGACTTTTGTATAATTTCTGCAGTTTTACTATCGATTGCTGAATCAATAAGTTCTAATTTACGATTATAACTTTCTTGTGACATTACCCCATTACCAATGGGCCCACGAGATTCTACCTTTTTTCTATAATCAATTAATTGTTCTTTTGACATAGAAGAAAGATCGCCACTACTTCTAGGATTAACAACAGACTGTAATCCTGTCATTGGTGCTTTTTCGGCCATTGTTGGCATTGCAGCTGGTGAGGCCTCAGTAGCTGGCTTAGCTGCTGGCCCAACGACTGCTTGTTCTTTTTTAAATGGTTGCCATGGCCCAATTTGAACCTTCTTACCAAATAATTCAAAACCAATGGCTGGAATTTGAATATTTGATAAAATGTCAGCAATTGAACTAAATATATTCTTAATTGTATCTATTGGTGCTTGAATAAAGTCATTTACAATCTTTTCAATTGAAAATGATTTAAGAATATTCTTAACATTATCAAATCCAAATAATCCTGCGACATATGCAGTAGCATCTTTTAATAGATCTAATGGACCAGTTACAAGTGAACTTAAAAATCCTTGTAAAGCACCCTTTATTCCACCAATTATACCATCCTTCTTAAAGCCCTCAATAGCATCCTTTACAGTATCCCATAATGTCATGATAACTGTAATTGGATAAAATATTTTGCCAACTATTTTAGACACAACACCAATTTTAGATGCAAATGCACCAATATATTCTGTTATTGCTGAAAATGTTTGCTTAATTGAACCAACAGCTTTGCCTACAGGGCCAGATAAAGCATCTTTAATTAAATTAAATGCATCAACAAATGGTTCAGCAAATCTTCCAAGAATGTCTATTAATTCTTTAAAGACTGAAGTTACTGATTTTATTTTATTATTATCAAATAACTTCTTTATTGAATTTGATAATTCAGTAAAGAAATTTGAAACTAAATCAATTTGAAAACTTATTCCAGTAAATATTCCTGCTATTTTTTTTCTTATAGCAAGAGACAAATCTTTACCGATATCGCTAATATC